CGGCGGCTGGAGTACGCGGCTCCTAATCATCCTGGGCGTGCTCAAGGCCTTCGGTGCGACCGGCCTCATTACTGGCGTGCTGGGCGTCACCAGCGCGGTGCTGAAGCTCGGTGGCGCCCTGGTGGGCCTGGCCACGGGTGGCAGTGCTGCAGCTGGCGGCGCGGCCGCGGCGACGGCAGGCGGCGCAGCAGCTGGCGCTGGCGGCCTGGGGATGGGTGCGATCCTGGCGCGCCTGGGCCTCGCGGGATTCGCGGCCGCGACCGTCGGCACTGCTGGTTACGCTGCCTACAAGGCAGCCAAGGGCGAAGACGCGAGCAACTGGATCAGCACCCTGGGCGGAACTTACGACATCGCCGACAAGCTCAGCGGCGCGATGATCGATCAAGAAGACCGGCCCGGGCAGGCCATGCGTTTCTTCATGGGCCGCGGCTGGACGAAGTCACAGGCCGCCGGGCTCGTCGCCAACATCCAAGCCGAGAGCAATTTCAGCAAGAAGGCCAACGGCGACAACGGTGCGGCCTACGGCATCGCGCAGTGGCACCCGGACCGGCAGGCAGACTTCCGCAAGCTGTTTGGGATTTCCATGATGCAGAGCTCCTATGAGCAGCAGCTTGAGTTCATGGACTACGAGCTGCGGCACGGCAAGGAACAGAAGGCCGGCGCGATGCTCCGCGCGGCTACCAATGCCGCACAAGCCGGAGCGGCTGTATCCCGTTATGACATTCGGCCTCGTGACGCTGACGCTCAGGCCGCTGCGCGGGGCAGCATTGCCATGCACTACGACACGACGGTGAATGTCCACGGCGTAGACGATCCGACCAAGGCGGCTGCCCTGGTGGCGAACGCGCAGCGCGGCGTGGCGGCCGACTCCACCCGCAACCTTGCCGGGACGATGCAGTAGTGGCCGGGACACTCGAACAAGTCATCATCGGCGCAGCCTCTGCGGGTCAAGCGCTCGCGGACATCGTGATGCCGGTGAAGTCGAGCATCGGCGACGGCATCACGATTCAGGTCCTGATCGATGAGGAAATCACCAACACGCTCGAGGTGACTGAGCACCCCGTTGAGGAAGGCCCGGAAATCTCGGACCACAGCTACCTGAAGCCCGTGGGGCTGACTCTGCGGTGCGGCTGGAGCAATTCGTCAGCCACAGCGTTGCTGGGTGCGGCCGCGGCTCTCTTCGGCGGCGGCAATGCCCTAGCCTCGAACTACGTGGAAGGCGTGTACGGGCAGCTGAAGGCGCTTCAGGAAACCCGGCAGCCGTTTACCGTCACGACGCAGTCGGGTCAGTTCGAGAACATGCTGATGACCTCGCTGGCCCGCACGCGGGAAGCGCATACCTCGTTCACGCTCAACGTCACCGCGACGTTCCGCGAAATCATCCTGGTGAGCACCCAGAGCACCACGCTGCCGGCGCAGAGTGACCAAGCGGACCCGGCCTCAACTTCTGAACAGCAAAGCGTCGGCGTCCTGGCGCCCACGGCCGCGCAGCCTGCCCCCGGTGGCTCATTCGACTTTTCCGGCCAGTAAGGGGCGCGCGTGTCATCGATCTATTCCATCCCGGTACAGGTCGGGACGCCTCAGACGTTCGCGATCACCTTGGGCGGCGTCAGCTATCAGATGTCGCTCAAGTATCGAAACACCGACCAAGGCGGCTGGACACTCGATATCGCCGACCAGAACGGCAACCCAATTTTGAACGGCCTGCCGCTAGTCACCGGCGCCGATTTGCTCGCGCAGTACGCCTACCTCGGCTTCGGCGGACAGCTCGCGGTGCAGACCAACAGCGACCCCGATGCAGCGCCCACGTTCTCGAACCTGGGCGATGACGCCCAGATCTATTGGATCTCCCCGTGAGCGACACCAGCACTGCCGACCTAGACGATGCCGGCGACGGCTCCGACGATATCCAGAATGTGGATGTCGTGGCCACCCGGCCGCCGGCGCTGCAATATCTGCGGCAGATTTCATGTGTCATCGGGACTCAGGGCGGCGCCGCGAAGGAATTCAAAGATTTTCGCGTGGTCTTCACCGTCAAGCGCGGCGACCTGCAGACCCCGAACACGTGCGACGTGCGCATCTATAACCTGAGCGATAACACCGCCAATCTGGTTCAGAAAGAATTCACGTACCTCGCGCTGCAGGCGGGGTACGAGAGCAATTTTGGGCTGATCTTTCAGGGCACCGTCAAGCAGTACCGCAAAGGACGGTCTGACCAGAAGGACAGCTACCTCGATATCACCGCGGCGGATGGCGACGAGGGGTACAACTTCTCCACGGCGATCGGCTCCCTCGCCGCTGGCGCCTCTCCGCAAGATCGATGGGCCTTCTTGAATAAGGCCATGAGCGGCAACGGCGTGACTGCCGGATCGGCGCCGTTCCTCAGCAGCAATGGCAGCGTGCGCGGCCGCGTCTTCTGCGGCATGGCCAAAGACGAGCTGCGCACCTTCGCGAACGATCAAGGCTGCACCTGGAGCATCCAGGATGGCCAGCTGACGCTGATTCAGAAGACCGGCTTCGTCGGCGGCCGCGTGCCGGTGATATCGCCACAGACCGGCCTCATTGGAGTGCCTGAGCAGACGCAGAACGGCATCGCAATTAAGACGCTGCTGAACCCGCGGCTGAAGATCGGCCAGCTGATCCAGCTGCAGAGCACAGTGAACCAGCAGCGGCTGGACACCAACTATCTGTCGGCAGTCTCCAGCAATTTCAACCTCCAGAACGGGGCGAAGGTCGCAGGCGACGGCGTCTACTACGTGATGGTCGCCGAGCACACCGGGGATACCCGCGGCAATCCCTGGTACACGGACCTCATCTGCATCGCGGCGGATGCCTCTCAGATCCCCAGCGGCTTGCTCCAGCAAACCACAGTTCAGCCGGCCGCCTCGATCCAGCCCGTAAAGCAGAACTGACATGGACAGACGAGAGCGGGCCCCAAACGACGAAGAGCTTTTTCGCATGGCCCTGGACTCGCTCCAGGCGCGCCTGTGGACTGCGCTTCCTGGAATCATCGACTCGGTCGCCGAGAACGGCCAGTCGTGCAACGTGCAGCCGGCGCTGACCTTGAAGCTCACGCAGAAGGATGGCACGACGGCGAACGTGGCCATGCCGCTGTTGCTCGACTGCCCGATTCAGTGGCTCGGCGGCGGCGGCGTGACTTTCACGGTGCCGGTGAAGAAGGGCACCGAGTGTCTGGTCATTCTCGCATCGCGCTGTATCGACGGCTGGTGGGGCCAGGGCGGCGTGCAGACGCCCCCTGAGCTGCGGATGCACAACCTGTCGGATGGCTTCTGCCTCCCCGGTGTGCGCTCGAAGGCTACCGCGTTCACGGTCGATCTGACGCAAGCGCAGGTTCGCAGCGATGACGGCTCGACGGTGTGGTCGCTCAATCCGACCGCGCAGACCATTACCGCGGTGGCGCCAGGGGGCATGACCTTGAACGGCGTGACCATCGACTCCAGCGGCAACGTGCATTCGCCGGCGACGATCACAGGGGCAACTGACGTGACGACCGGCGCCGGCATCAGCCTGAACAACCACACGCACACGGATCCGCAGGGCGGAACCGTGGGTCCGCCACAAGGTTAGTTGATGCGCTACCGACCTCTCTCTCCGACTGGCGACTACACGATCGGCCAGCCCTGGTATGTGAACAACACCAATGCGGTCGCCCAGGCGATCAAGACGCGGCTGAATCTGTGGCTCGCCGAGTGGTTCATCGACACGTCCGACGGCACGCCCTGGCTCACCCAGGTCTTCGGTCCCCGCGCTTCGCGCAACCCGGATGCGGCGATTCGCCAGCGCATTTTGCAAACCCCCGGCGTGACGGGATTGGTCTCTTACCAGAGCACCTATTTCGGCGCCACCCGACAAATTCAGGTGCAAGCACAAGTGCAGACGCAATACAGCACGACGCCCGTACCCATCGACCTGATGCTCACGAGCCCGACGGTTTAAGCGATGCCAAACAATTACGCGCCCGTCATCGACGCGAACGGCATCTCCGCGGACGATTTCCCGACCACCCTCGCCAAGCTCACCCAGGACTATCAGGCCATTTACGGCGCTGACGCCTACCTCGGCAACGACTCGCAGGACGGCCAGTTCGTCGGTGTCATCGCCAAGGCGATCAACGACCAGAGCAAAGACCAGAGCAATTCTTGCGTCGCGACCTATAACGGCTTCAGCCCGGCCACGGCTCAGGGCGCGGGCCTGTCTTCTAATGTGAAGATCAACGGCCTGCAGCGCGAGATACCGTCCTTCTCGACGGTGCCCGCGGCCGTCGTGGGGCAGGCCGATATCACGATCACGAATGGCCAGATCAAGGATGCGGCCGGGAACCTGTGGGCGCTGCCCACGTCGGTCGCCGTTCCCTCGAGCGGCACGATCGGCGTCACGCTGACCTGCCTCACTGCCGGCGCGATCGCCCTGGGCAGCGGCGTTGCCCTGCAGATCGCGACCCCGGTGGCCGGCTGGCAGACGGTCACGACCACGGCCGCCGCATCGCCCGGCGCCCCGGTGGAGACCGACGCGGCCCTGCGCGTGCGTCAGTCGCAGTCCACCGATGCACCGGCGATCACAATTTTCGATTCGATCCTGAGCGACATCCTGAATTTGCCCGGCGTCACCCGCGCGATGGGGTACGAGAACAATACGACCACGACCAATGGCGACGGCATCCCTGCCGGTCAGTGCGCGTTCGTGGTTGAGGGCGGCAGTCCTTCCGCGATCTTCGCGGCGATCGCGCTCAAGTATCCCCCTGGCAGCGGATGCTACGGAACCAGCTCGACCACGGTGGTCAGCGCCGGAGGCATCAGCAAGC